TTGTTCATAAGTCAAGCTGAAGAATTTTTAACAATTTCTAAACAAGAGACATCTGCTTTTGTTGATAAGTTTTTCGAAGCAATTCCAGATGCTCTAAAAGTCAAGTTAAAGGCTGCTTGATTTAGTTACTTATGCGGCAAATACTATTGAATTTTTAAGATCCACAGTTATTTTTGATGTGCGAAGTTTGAGTTATCTAATATATCCAGTCGATTATAGCACGAATACCAAGAGATTGAATGCGAATTTTCAGGACTATTTGGTATACTTTTATTATAGCACAGAAAGCCGGAAACTTCAACCGTCAAAAACGTTTTTCTCGTGGTCAGCCTAAAATCTGCACGTAAAAGTCTGCACTTAGATGCTTATTTCCACTTTAAAGCTTGTCAAAATCTCAAGAAAGTCCACAAAATATGCTGTTGAGGTATTGCGTTTTTGGTTGAAATCTGTTATAATAGAATTGGTATATTGTACTATCATGCACCCAGATTGGAGGGGCTCCCATTGGCGGAACTCATTGAAATAAACACATATCCTGTGATTAACGTCTTATCGAAGCTGCTTCAAGACAAAACCACAGGAAAAAATATCATATACGGCACCGATTACTATCTGAGTTATGGCTGCTCTGAAAAAGCCGAAATGACACAGGAAGCGGTTCGTAGCTTTGGAGCAATTGATATTCAGCCCCGTGTAAAGAAGGCGCAGGCTGAACAGTCGGAGCGCACACGCAGCAAAGCTGAAGTCTTTACTCCGACATGGATTGTCAAAAAGATGAACGACCATTGCGACAGTGTGTGGCAGGAAAGCAAATACGCTGATGACTGGCAGAAATATGTGCAGCTCCGTGTCTTGGAAATAACCTGCGGTGAAGCACCGTTCCTTGTTACGCGCTATGACACGACCACTGGCGAACCGCTAGCAATCGAAGAACGCACAGGTATTCTCGACCGAAAGCTTCGTGCAATACAAGCTGATAGCGAAGAGCTATGGCTGAAATGGGCATATATCGCTTTTGAAAGCACCTACGGTTATGAGTTTCAGGGCGATAATCTCTTCATAGCTAGAATCAATCTGCTTGTAACATTCTGTGATCATTTGGAAGAACGTTGGCATCGCAAAGCAACAGATTCCGAGCTGAAACACATTACGAATATTATAGTATGGAATATATGGCAGATGGACGGTTTGAATGATACTGTGCCACTTGGCGAACCCGGTGAAGAATTCCACCAGTTCTCTCTCTTTGGCGATGAAGAACCGGTTGACCTTGAAGCAGACAGCTGTAAAATTTACAACCACCGGAGCAGCAATCCGATGCTGTTCTCGGATATAAAGGAGGGCAAAAGCAATATGAGATTCGATTTTGTGATTGGTAATCCACCTTATCAGGATGAGTCTATCGGTGATAATGAAAGCACTACCCCGCTTTATCACTATTTCTACGAAGCATCATTTTCGATTTCTGATCGTGTAGAATTGATAACCCCAGCAAGATTTTTATTCGATGCTGGTTATACTCCTAAGGAATGGAATCAAAAAATGCTAAATGATCCTCACTTGAAAGTTCTTATGTATCAGCAAAAATCAAGCGAAATATTTGCTAATACAAGTATAAGCGGTGGTGTGGCAATTATATATAGAGATTCATCAAAGAATTACGGCTCTATTGGCATTTTTACGCCGTTTCAGTCACTCAATACAATTATTCATAAAGTTTGGTCAATAGCAACGAATAGTTTATCGGAAATCGTATCTAATAGAGGAATGTATCGGTATTCTGATTTGGCGTATGAAGAATTTGCTGATTTGGTTAATCAAACTGCAGATCGACGGATTGCACCCAGCTGTTTTGAACGCATGCCCTCTTTGTTTACCGAAATGAAACCTAATGACGGAAAAGAGTATATTCGCATCTATGGTAGTGTAAAAACCGAGCGAATTTATCGGTGGTTCAGAAGAGAATATTTATCAGCGGTAGAAAATCTTGATAAGTACAAGGTTTTCATATCAAAAGCTGACGGTGCAGCAGGACAAATCGGCGCACCTGTTCCTGCTAGAATTTGTGGAAGACCAGTTGTTATAGAACCTGGTGTAGCCTCCACTGAAACATTTATTGCAATTGGTTCTACAGATTTGGAAACAGAAGCATCAGCAATAGCAAAATATATTAAAACAAGATTTGCTAGGACAATGCTCGGCGTTCTAAAGGTAACACAAAATAATGCTAAACCAACATGGGAAAAGGTTCCGCTCCAAGACTTCACATCCAACTCTGACATTGATTGGACACAGTCAATATCCGAGATTGATCGGCAGCTTTATGCAAAATACGGATTAACACAGGAAGAAATCGACTTCATTGAAACCCATGTAAAGGAGATGGAGTGATGCCTCCTAAATACACACACGAAGAGTTCCTTCGCGTTGCAAAACTGAATCCATCCATAACGCTTCTTGGAAAATATACTTCAATGCAACAAAAGATAAAATTCCAATGTAATATTTGTGGAACAGTGGGCTACAAAGTTGCGCACGATTTAAAGCGGGGCATTGGATGTAAATATTGTGCTAAGACGCAAACCTCATTTGCTGAATGCTTTATTCGAGTTGCATTGGAAGTTGCCGGAGTAAGAGTTCTTGCTCGTGATAAAAGCGCAATAGACAGTGAACTTGACATTTACCTTCCTGACTATAGATTGGCTGTAGAACCTGGAGCCTGGAATTTTCACAGGAATCGGCTGACAAAGGATTTAGAAAAATGGCGGAAATGCTGTGATAACAATATTGAATTGCAAATCATATATGATAGTTTTGATCCGGGCGATATTTCAATGGTTGAGAAATACGAGTTTATCTCCACTTATGAAAAATGCTTATCTTTCGGGGACGGTTGCAGTACATTGAAAAAAATGGTTTCAGAGCTTCTGTCAAAGCTGGATATCCATCACTCTTTTGCGGAGAATGAATGGGAAGCTATTGAAAAAAGCAACGATTCTTTCACGTCGAGAAACAGAAGAGGAGTTTCGCAAAAAACTTCATGCATTTAGGCAAGATATCGAACTTGTTAGTCTGTCTCGAAACCGATCTGCGAAAGCCCTATTCAAATGTAATAACTGCCAGTATAAATGGAATGTCGAGCCATCAATGGTTATGCGAAAAGACCGCCCTACAGGGTGTCCAAAATGTGGAGGAACTCAATTGAAAACTCATCAAGAGTTTGTTAATGGCGTTAAACTTATATTACCCCAAATCGAAATAACGGGGACATATACCACTTCGGACAAGAATATAGGCTATAAGTGTCTCGTTTGTGGATATGAGGGTCAAAAACAAGCATCTCGATTATTACAAGGAAATGGCTGCAAAAAGTGCTCTGCTGCTGCAAAGAAGCGTTCTATGATGAAGCCACAGGAGGTATTTGAAGCAGAGGTTGCCCAGATTAATCCAAATATAGAGATTCTCGGGCAGTATAATGGCGATGACGAAGTAATATCTTGTCGGTGCTTAAATTGCGGTAATATTTATTCTCCACATGCGGGCGATTTACTTCGGGGGCACGGGTGTCCTAAGTGCGCACGAAAAAATAATGCTGCCAAAAGAATGAAGGCTGTTAGATGTATAGATACTGAAATGGAATATCCTTCGCTAAAGGCAGCTCAAGAAGCAACAGGTATTAATGGCACTTCTATTGCCAATGTATGTAATGGAAAACAGCATTTAGCTGGTAACCAAAAATGGGAATGGATTAATCAAAAAGAATCAAATAGTAAGGAGATGGAGTAAGTGGCAAATACCAATATTCAGACAACGAAAAAAGTAATCCCACGGTGCTATTGCTACTCCACACCGACCGTTGCAGATCATATTGGCTGGGTAAAAATTGGATACACAGAGCAAGACGATGTTGAGGATAGAATCCGTCAGCAGCTTCAGACCGCTCACATCCCGCATACTACCGAGTGGTCAGATATAGCTCTCTTTGCAGACGGCAGAACTTATTTCCGCGATAGTGATTTTCATGCCTATATGCAGAAGCAAGGCATTGAGAGAATGCTTCCGCTGCCCGGAGATACAAAAGCACCGGAGTGGTTTCATATTACAGGCGATGATTCCTTTATGCTCTACACCAAATTTCGCAGAGATAAAGGCATCTTAAGTACTATCGGTACAATCGCATATGAACTCCGCGAGGAACAGGACGAGGCTGTTCAGATGACCTATGAATACTTTACGAGTCATGAGAATAGCGAATTCCTGTGGAATGCAAAACCGCGTTTCGGCAAAACACTGGCAACCTATGACCTCTGCATGCGTCTCAAGGCGGATAAGGGAAAAATCTGTAACATTTTGATCGTTACAAACCGTCCAGCTATCGCTAATTCTTGGTATGAGGACTTTGTTAAATTCTTAGGCACCGAGTCAGGATTCCGTTTTGTCAGTGAAGTTTCTGCGCTCAAGGGAAAACCTTATGTCCTGACGCGAGAACAGTTCAAGGGTAGTTTGGCAACTGAAATCACGAGCTGCATTGAATTTGTCAGCCTTCAGGACTTGAAAGGTTCTATTTATTTCGGCGGTCAGTTTGATAAGCTGAAGGAACTCGTCAATACACAGTGGGAGCTTCTGGTTATTGATGAAGCTCACGAGGGTGTTGACACCTCAAAGACCGATATCGCATTTCATCAGATTAAAAGAAACCATACGCTTCATCTGTCTGGAACGCCGTTTAAGGCACTCGCTAATGATAAATTTCCGTCCGATGCGATTTATAATTGGACGTATGCAGATGAACAAAAGAAGAAAGCTGAATGGTCAGACGTTGAGCACAACAATCCCTACGAAAATTTGCCACAGTTAAATCTGTTTACATACCAGATGAGCGAAATTATCCGTGAGGAGCTTTCACAGGGGATTGAAATAAACGGTGAAACTGAAGAATATGCATTTGATCTGAATCTCTTCTTTGCCACAACAGGACTGGGTGACAAAGCGAAGTTTGTATACGACAGTTCTGTTGACAGATTCCTTGATGCATTAACTACGCAGAAAAAATTTCCGTTCTCAACGCCGGAACTGCGTGCTGAGTTAAAACACACATATTGGCGCCTTGATCGTGTCGAAAGTGCCAGAGCACTGGCAAGAAAGCTCAGTGATCATCCTGTGTTTGGTCATGGCCAATATAAAATCGTCCTGGCCGCAGGTGACGGCAAATTATCTGAGGAAGAAGAATCTATCAAGGCATATGATAAAGTACGAGATGCCATCGACCATAACGAACGCACTATTACATTATCAGTAGGACAGCTTTCTACAGGTATCACTATTCCTGAATGGACTGCTGTATTGATGCTTTCCAATATCAAATCACCTGCACAGTATATGCAGACTGCCTTTCGTGCTCAAACTCCTTGGCGTTATCAGGAAAACGGCGACCTTCATGTAAAGAAAAACGCATACGTGTTCGATTTTGATCCTGCAAGAACACTGATTATTTTCGAGGAGTTTGCTAACGATCTATCGACTTCAACGTCTGGCGGCAAAGGCGACAGTGATTCCCGAAAGCAAAACGTTCGTGAATTATTGAATTTTTTCCCTGTTATAGGTGAAGATGAGAACGGCGAGATGGTTGAACTGGATGCAGAGAAAGTTCTATCAATTCCGAGAAGAATTCGTTCTTTGGAAGTAGTTCGTCGTGGATTTATATCTAACTTCCTGTTCCAGAATATCGCAAACATCTTCAATGCACCGCCGGAGGTAATCGATATTATTCAGTCCCTACCGAATGCTCCCGAAGGAGATGTTGTTGGCAGTCTATCACCTGAAGCAAGAGAAGATATGTCGGTGAACGAAGATGGCGAGGTTGAATTATCAGATGCCTTTGTTATCGGCAAATCTCAAGAGGTATTCGGTGAGAAGATCTATGGAGAGATAACAGACGTACTTGCTCAGAAAACTGAAGAAATAATGTCGAATCCTGCTTCTACAGAACAACAACAGGTTGCACATTTGCAAGATGTGTTCCGGCATGAAATCGTTACTCCTGTTATGCAGGTGACAAACGAAACTTACGGCGCAGATCTGAAAACAAAAGATGCAAAAAAATTAAAAAAGCAGCTTGAACAGAAAGCTGATAGGATGGTTACACAAGAATACGGCGATTATGCTATCAAGAAGAAGACGCTTGAAGCGGAACGACAAGATGCACTTGCTCATTTACAGGAAACCGGTAAGAGTGAATCTGAGGTGAACGAGCAGTTTGATACTCTTGTGCAGGAAGCCACTGATGCTTTCAAAGAGCGTGTGACCACGTTGCTGCAAGACACCGTTCCTGAACTTTGTGAGGAAGTTGTAAGAACAGTTGAGACTAAAAAGCGTGAACGCACCAAAGAGACAATTGAAGAGGCGGTAAGAGACCATCTTCGAGGTTTTGCAAGAACTATCCCTTCATTCCTGATGGCATATGGCAACGAGAATACGACACTTGCTTCATTCGATATGATTATCCCTAATGATGTATTCTTTGAAGTGACTAGCATTACGCTTGATCAGTTCCGGCTTCTCCGCGACGGCGGCTCTTATGTTGATTCGAAGACTGGTGAGGAAAAGAAATATCCCGGCAAGCTGTTTGATCCTGTTGTATTTGACGATTCTATTAAAGAGTTTTTATCACTGAAAAACAAGCTTGCTGACTACTTCGATGAGTCTCATACAGAAGATATTTTTGATTATATTCCTCCACAAAAGACAAATCAAATCTTTACGCCTAAACGCATTGTCAAGCAAATGGTTGATATGCTTGAAGTTGAAAACCCCGGATGCTTCGATAATCCGGATAAGACGTTCATTGATTTGTATATGAAATCCGGTCTTTATATCGCAGAGATTGTTAAAAGACTTTATAACAGTGAACGAATGATATCACTGTACCCTGATAGCAAAGAAAGGATGCAGCATATTTTTGAAAAGCAAGTATATGGTCTTGCACCAACAGAGATAATATATCAGATATCTCTGCATTTTATTCTTGGCTTTGACGTGAACGGAATTATTACACAGCACAATTTACGACAGGCTGACGCACTTCCACATTCCAAAGACGGAACATTGGATTCTTTCCTTTGTGAACTTTATAATCAGTAATATAGGAGGAAAGTATGTCAAAATTAAACATTGATCAGAAAACAATAAAGGCTCTATTTAGCGATCCAAGAACGGATTTCCTTATTCCGGACTATCAGAGACCCTACGCATGGTCTGAAGTTGAATGCCGCACCTTGTGGGACGATATTAAATCGTTCGCATTTCCCAATATGGACAGTAGTCAATTTAACAAAAACGACGAGTACTTCCTTGGACCGATTGTAACTTTTACAAACAACGATAAGGGAAAGCAGGAAATCATCGATGGACAGCAACGGTTGACTACACTTATGCTGCTTTTGAGGGCGTTTTATGCAAGGTTCGGCAGTATGCAGGATGAAGAATCAAAAGCTACAAAGCGAAATATCGAGAAATGCATCTGGAAAACGGATGAATTTGATAAACCAGATATGTCTGAATTGAAGATTACTTCCGAAGTTGCAACTGATGACGAGAAAGACCAGTTTCTTTCCATTCTTCGTACAGGTGATGCCCCCAAATCTATGCAAAGCCGCTATGCAATAAACTATCGCTTCTTTCAAGAACGAATAGAGGAATTCCTTCACGAATGCCCTAGTTATTTCGCTTATATGCCGACAAGAATCCTGAATAACTGCATACTTCTACCTATTGAAGCGGAATCACAGGATACGGCGTTGAGAATATTCTCTACATTAAATGATCGTGGCATGCCACTGTCGGATGCAGATATTTTCAAGGCGGAGTTTTACAAATACTATTCTTCTAAGGGAATAAAAGATGACTTTATAAAGCGATGGAAAGATCTGGAAGAATTGACCACAAAAATATTTCATCCCATTTCAGGCACACCGATGGACGAACTATTCACTCGTTACATGTATTTCGAGCGTGCCAAACAAGGCAATAAGAACTCGACTACCGAAGCTCTGAGAAAATTCTATGAAAAGAATGGCTATGCTTTGCTGAAAAATGATACTGTATTTGAAAACTTGATTGATTTGGCAAATTTCTGGAATGACGTTTCAAATCAGAATCCGGACAGATTCTCCTTACGCATCCTGAAACGGCTATTCGTTTTGAATTATGCACCTAATGGCATGTGGACTTACATTGTGTCTGTTTACTATATGAAAAAACGCGATGCTGAAGGAATGTTGAACGAAGAGGAATTCTTTGCATTTCTTAATGTCATTACTGCTTTCATCTGGACCTATGCGATCATAAATCCCGGAGTGAACGCACTTCGTACACCTGTTTATGCTCAGATGGTAAACATCGTCAATGACGAACCTGTTTCTTTTAATCCATTTGATCTCGGAAGTGTATCTAACGCTTTCCAGAATTATGCTTTTAACAACGGGCGACCTATTACAAAGTCTATGCTGGCTTGGTGGGCATTTAATGATGACACACAAGAATTGCTGTCACTTGAAACTACTTTTGAAATAGAGCATATCTTTGCAAAAAAGCGTCACGAGAAAGAACCGCTTGTAACAGCACGCAATCTTGAGGCACTTGGAAACAAAGTTTTACTTGAAAAGCGCATTAACATCCGCGCCTCGGATTATAGATTCATTGATAAGATCTCGTATTACCAAGGTACAAGCGGCAAAAAGCAAAAGGAAGCGACAAAGATTAGTGAACTTCTTGATTTAAGTACGAAAAAGGTTGATTTTACAGAAGCTGACATCGTTGCACGAACTGATCAAATCATCGAAGCGTTTATGAAGTTTATCGCCGCAAATAAATTGGCCTTATAATCTCAAAGGCTCTATGTAAGCACCTTAAGCCGGTATTCCTTACATAGAGCCTTTTTCATTGATAAATGGACTATTCTCGTAGTATTTCACAACCATTACGACCTTGCCGAAGTGAGTGTACCCCTGCAGTTTTTCCCTCGACAAGCGGTATCCGCTATCATTGGTGCTTTGGAATGCAGATAATTCACCCTTAACGAACTGAGCATTAGAATCCACAATTACCAGATCTCCCGTATCTATGCCGTAATTAGGCAAATCTGGGTGCTTATTTGCTATAAACGCTGCAGGTTTGATTATCCCTTTTGGCAGCAAATTCGTCGGAATACTGAGGTTATCCATAGTTACCCCCTAGTTTATAAAATCCACCAAATCCCCGGATATATCCCTGATCTTGTCCATCTCAAGTTCCATATAGCTCTTGCTAGCACCTACGGTCTTGAAAAGCTGTATTTTTCGTCCGATAGTGTCAATCTTTCTTACCCGCTCAGTCATCGTGACATAGGAGCCGCCGACCTTGGCTATATCCGCTATAAAGTACGTGAACTTCAAGACAGGATGGTGGTCGTTCTCCAGCGCATCCGCTATCAAGTTGATTTTCTGGTTTAGCACTTCCATCTCAGATTCGGTCAGCTCCCGAAAAGTGCCGACCTCTCGTGCTTCTTCGCCGACCATATCTTCGTAGCCTGCCAGAGCGTTGAAGGACGAGAACTGTGCGGCCCTCTCGTAGGCAGACATTGGTGTCCGTGTGGGTGACTGCCAGTGCGGCAGCCTGATGATGTCCGCGTAGACTACTCTTGCATCAGGTTCATTGCTTATTATCCCTTTTGCCATCCTTCTTCACCTCCGAAGCCTCAGCTCTATGGCCGCCAATCTGGCCATTTCGTTCTATCGTTGTTCCGCCTTCCATCAGGTTCATGCCCCTCAGAACGGCGTTTTTCCCAAATCTGCCCTGTAGCTGCAATGTTGCCCGCTGCAGAGCGCGTTCACGTTCTTCCTTGTGTTTTTTCTCCGCTTTCTGACGTTCCACCTCTTCATAGTCCACAAAGAGCTCAAGCTGAACAGGAGCGTCATCGTCCGGGATATTGTTCTCATAGATCAGGTTGCAGGCGCAGATGTTGATCCTGCGCACCATAAGATCAGGATCAATGATTCTGTCATAAAGCTGCATCATGCACTCAGCGATCGCAGCCGTAGAAGATGTCCAGTTTTCGAGGTTTCCCGTACCATGTGCATGTTTCGGAACAGGTCTGCCGTAGTGATCCTTGTGAACGACACCGTTGTATCGCTTTCCGGTTGATGTGACCTTGTATTCATCTTCTTTCGGCGTGCGCCCGTGGCGCAGAAGCTGAAGAGATTCTCTGCCATAGCCTATAGTCAGCGTGATTTTCTTCGTAACCACGTATTTCCTGACCATATCCAGCACAAGCAGTTCAGTCATTTCACGCACGATCAGCCGGGCCAGGGAAGCGTTATACGGTTCCTTCAGAACCTGACCGGAGGAAAGGGAATTGGTTGACGGTCTGTATGTCTTTATCGTTGCGATTTCTGTCGGCTCCCATCCCCATGCATGATTGATCACGATCTCCGCCTTGACGCCCAACGCCTTATACAACAGATCTTCGTTTATGGTACTCAGCCGGGCAATATCACCCATAGTTGCACAGCCCAGCGCACCGACGCGGGCTGCTGTTCCACCGCCGATGCCCCAGAAGTCTGTCAGGGGCGTATGGCACCAGAGCAGCTCTCTGTATTTTATTTCGTCAAGCTCAGCGATACGGACGCCGTCCTTATCGGCGGGAACGTGCTTTGCAACGATATCCATTGCTACCTTGGCAAGATACAGGTTGGTGCCGATGCCTGCAGTTGCAGTGATACCGGTCTCATACAAAACCTCCCTGATCATCGTCATTGCAAGCTCGTGTGCTGTCATGTGATAGGTATTGAGATATCCGGTAGCATCAATAAAGCACTCGTCTATTGAATAGACGTGTATATCCTCCGGGGATATATACCGCATATAGATGGAGAAGATCTTCGTGCTGATCTCCTCATACAGCTTCATCCGTGGCGGTGCTATGATGTATGACAGTTCCAGCGACGGATCTGCGGCAAGCGCCTCAGCATCAAAAGACGCGGAGGTAAAATGATATTTTCCGTTTTCATCCTTCGGCAGCAACTTCCGTCGAAACGCTTCGTTAAAACGCTTCTGATTGATCTCCTTTACGGCCTGTATGACCTCAAATAGTCGGGCGCGTCCGGAAATGCCGTAGGCTTTCAGTGAAGGAGTTACCGCAAGACAGATCGTTTTTTCAGTTCTGGATTCGTCTGCAACAACGAGATTTGTTGTCAGTGCGTCTAAATGCCTGTCAACACACTCGACTGAGGCGTAAAATGATTTCAAGTCGATTGCGATATAAACCTTGTTCATAACCTACGCCTCCTCTGTTTCCTGAGCTTATTGTATCACGACCGGACACTCCACATACCATCTTCCGACACTGCTGACGTGATGTGTGTTTGCTTTTTCAAAGAAGAGATACTTCGTTTCTCCCTTTATTACAACTGTATAGCAGCCGCAGGTCAGGCTGTCGTGGTTTGCTCCGGCAGGCCTGAAATCCTTGACTGCGTCGATTTTGAATACTCGTCCGTCCTCCCATGTGATCGTGCGCGGCTGCATATAGCCTGTTGCATCAAAATCGGAAGTGACCTTGACATATTTACGTTCCATCCGGATTACCGGTTGTTTCATGCCACCGCCCCCTTTATTTCTGTGGCTTGATTTGTCTTTCCTTATAATGTTTCCTGCAAAGAGAGGTATAGCTCTCGTTGCCGCCTAGCTGCACCTGCTCACCCTCTGTGACCATTTGTCCATTCAGGATACGGGCGTTGAAGTGCGCCCGCTTGCCGCACCAGCATATTGTTTTGATCTGCTCTATATCGTCAGCAAGCTCCATAAGCCGCTTTGCACCGGGGAAAAGCTCGCTTCTGAAGTCTGTGCGCAGCCCGTAGCAGATAACGGTGATACCGTAGGTATCGACCAGATCGCTGAGCTTGTCGATGACATCCGGAGCGAGGAACTGTACCTCGTCTACGATAATACAGTCATAATATTCTCCGGTATAGCTCTGAAGGAACTCCTCAGCGAATTCGCATGGCTCCGCAAGCCCGATGCGAGATTTAATGATCTTTTCGCCGTCGCGGTTTTCTGTTGCGGGCTTCAGGAGCTTTACCTTCTTGCCCTTCTCGAAATAGTTGTATCGTACCATCAGCGCATTGGCGGTTTTCGAGCTGCCCATAGCGCCGTATCTGAATATCAGCTTTGCCATGTCTTAATCCTCGTCGTCATCATATGAATGCATAGCCTCATAACGCTCTGCATCCTTATCGCTTGCTATTGATGCTGGCTCCAGAACACCAAGGACACGACCGATAAGATACACGTTCTCGTCCTCACCAAACGTCATAGTATCATAACTCTCATTATAGGAATGGAGTCCGTCCTCCTCCAGCACCTTGATATATGTGCTGTTGCCTATCATGAAAGCACCGACCTCGCCATACTGGAGCTCCGGACAGCCGGGGTACTTTTCAACAAGCACCATATCTCCGTCATGGAACTCAGGCTCCATACTATCACCGTTAACGGCGAATACCAGATCTGCCTGACGGATCGCTGTATTTGTACGGGGATAGAGATAGATAGGCTCGCCCTCGTCCTCGAACTCAGCACCGCCGTCGAAACCGGCAGCAAGTCCCTTGTCGCAGAAGGTAAGCTTGATGACCTCCGGACAGTCGCCGACGAATTCGGCAGTCTTCAGGGAGGAGATAAGATTAGTGACTGTCAGCTGATGCCCCTGATTGAGACTACGGTAATCCTCGATCATGATCTGTTCCTTGGCAGTATATGTATTCAGAGGATTATCAATACCATAAAGCTCATAAAGCGTAATCTGAAGGATATCGCAGAGCTTGGGGACAACACTGAAATCAGGACGGGTTCTGCCGTTCTCCCAGTTGCCGACTGCATTTGCGGTGATTCCGACCTCCCGTGCAACGTCCTTTTGCTCAAGCCCTTGACGCTCACGATAGTATTTGATACGCTTACCGACTGCGTGTGCGTCCTTCAGCTTTACAGGGTTAGAGATATTGCTCTTAACTGGCGGTTCAGGTTTACCACCTTTGGAAACCGTGATCATTGGTTTCTTATCTTGCTTCTTCATAATGAGCCCCTTTCAAGAATTGTAATCATGGGATATTCTGTCAATACACAAATCACACAAATGTTCTCTTTGAAAACTGTGCATGCCTACAAAGTTTTTCAAACACTTTTCAACACTGATAATGTGATGAGAGCTGTTTTTCTCGATAGCATGCCATCTTTGATTACAGTATAACACACTGACTGTGTTTTGTCAAGAGGAAATTGCACTTGAAAAGTAATTTGAAGTGTGATATAATAGCCTCAACGGTGTTCCGGGAGCAGGAAAAAGGTGCTGTCATCCTACTGGGTGTGTGGTGGGAGCAGTATCCCTCGACGGACATCGGTTCCTTCGCCGCAATAGATACGTCAATTGCAATGTCGGTACGCGCCGACAGAAAGGAGTATACAGTGGAAGCAGTAATAACAGCAAGCCCTCACGCCTTTAATCCCATTGCACATTATAACCTTCCACCTGAAGAGCAGGAAAAGGTATACAGCCGGAGAGTAAACGAGCTGATAAGGCCATATACAGTAATAGATGTTCTGACCAAGGTTTATCACAGGAGCTTTTCCAATGATCTCGCACAATATATTGGGAAGCATCCAGAGGCCTTTGCCCGGTATAAGAAGACGGACGGCTCATGGGGAATGGCGCGGGTATGGATAAATGAATGTCAGTGCATCCGCCCGGAGTCTGTATTTGATCAGCCCAAGGAATGCTGCTGCGTGGATATCGTCATATCTGCGCGGGTAAAGATAGAGGAGGAGAAATACGGCGTCGCCCGACTGAAGAGCCACTATACCATAAAGGGAGAATTCCGCCTCCGGTATGTATTCAATTTCCGTCCCTGCCATCTGACCTGTGTGTTTGACAGGGTGATTGTAGATGAAAAGGATAGCCTGCTGGCTATATTTCCAGATGCGATCAGAATGGACAAGTATCTTCTGCCGCTTTTGTTGACCACAGAGGACTATAAGAAGGCGGCAGCGCTTGTTATCAGGCAGATGCGCACGGCTCTGAAAAAGAAGTATCGTGTTCACGCCCCCTTTGATCCGAGGAAATGGATCAGTATCATGGGTCCGAAGATACTGCTGGGTGCCTTCCCGGAGAACGGTGCTATGGGAGAATACTTCTTTGACTTCGGGCAGGCAGACCTCTTTGATGCGGATACGGGTGAAGTTTCCCCCGACAGCAATATCAATCCGGGAACGATCATCCTGAATTACAGAGCTTTGCAGTCCAAAGCAATCGAAAACTCCACGATCTGTCATGAGGGCTGCCATCACCATTTCGATTTTTATTACCTGATGCTGCAGAAAACACACGGCCACAGCTACGCCTCATATCTCTGCAAGCGCTTTGATAAAACGGATAAGCAGGGCGACAGCAAATGGTCGCCGATTGATATCATGGAGCTTCACGCCAATAAGCTGCCGGGATACATCATGATACAGGATAAGCCGGGAAAAGCATATGCTGATAAGCTGATGAAAAGCTACGGAGGGGAGCATACCCTCCAGAACCTCGAACAGCTTGTAAAGGACGTAGCTGCGCATTTTGAGGTCCCGATTTCTATGGCACGCAGACGCCTGACGGAGCTTGGTTATCCGGATGTTGACGGTATTTCGCAGTATGTCAATAATGTACGGGTGCCGAATCATCTGTCAAAGCTGCCGCCGAAGCAGACATATACGATCGACGAACAGGATGCCATCGTAGAATACCTGAGAAATCCGGAATTCCGCCGCGTGCTCGACACCGGCCTCTTTATCTTTGCTGAGAACCACTACTGCCTGAATACCAGTCAGTATGTCTATGTGGATCACAGCGGATATTTTCATCTGACGCGGGAAGCCCGTGAGAATATGTCGGCCTGCTGTCTGGTGTTCGAAGAGAAATACCTGCACAAATTGCAGGTACTGTTGGGCGGTCGATTGCTGAAGAGTCCGGGAAAGGGCAGCAAGTGCGTCCAATATCGCGGCAAAAACGGAGAAGCGGTAACAACAGCAGAAGGTCTCGCGCTGAGAAAAATGGTTGAAAAGCAGGCGCGGGAAATGCAGGTAGTCAGGAAGACGTTCAATCAGATGACCGTGGATCTGATGAAAAAGCACAGGTTTACGGTGCCGTCGCTTGCTGAGGCAACAGGTATGTCGCCTGATACGATAAAGAACCTGAGAAACGATCCTGACCGTGTATTTGATATCCGCGAGCTTGTTGCGTTCTGTATCGCTCTGCATCTGCCGCCGGATGTCAGCGACGAATATATCAATGCATCGCTAAGCAAATTTCGCAGCAGCACCGATATGGAGCTGTATAAGTATGCGCTGAAGCAGTGGTATACGCTGCCGGTGCCGGTGGTAAACCGGAAGCTGGTGGAGGCTGGAGCTGTTCCGCTTACCAATTATGTGGACGGATACGATGAGAACGGCATCCGGATAGATGCCTGAATTGAATATGTATTATTTGGCTGTCAGACAGGAATGTCTGGCGGCCTTTTTGGTTTTCGGGTACGATTCGTACCCGTTTTATTTATTCCAGCAGCTTCAAACATCACGAAAATGTCTTAAATACGTTGCTTCTGAGCCGCAGCTTCCAGTCGGAGAAAAAGAAATTTTCCAAAAACGGGTACGATTCGTACCCGTTCTGAATATGCGCGTATCTATGCGGTTTCAGATAGCCCGGCGCATTATCACAGGCGCTCCTTTACATCGTAAATACGTTGTTTCCGCGTGAAACCGGGTACGTTTCGTCCCTTCTTTTCGGGAAAAACGTATGCTACAATTTAGTCATGGTAATTGAGAGGCAGGCTTAATAGTTACTGCCTGATGCAAAAAACTGTGTCCCGGACAAGACGTTAAACTATCCGCTGCTGTATACTGAGCCGACTGATCACCGGTTGCTCAACAGTCTGTAGCAGAAAATTCTATATGAACGGCTGTCATTTGAGCTGACGGCTGCAGTCCGAACGGAGAAATCCCTTCTGGATGCGGTCTTATTTGTCATGCCTGCCTGCAGCCTGTGGATCCTCCATTCTCGGAAATGGAGGAATTTTTTATGCTTATCAGATATGAGTTTTGTACCGGCGAGGTAGAGGCAGTCGAAGTGAACGAAGAGATCGGCACAGTAATCGTTGATTCTCGTAGGGAGGAAGCAAACCTTGACCGGAAGGAGCATCGGCATTGCTGGTCACTCGACGCTATGACATATGAAGGCGCTGAATTCGCTGATCCTGCTGCTGAGGATGGTGATCCGTATGGCGTGCAGGAAGAACTGGGGGAAAGTGTCAGGATCGCGTTTTCCAAGCTGTCCGGCTTGCAGCGCAGGCGGCTCCAGATGCTTGCTGACGGCTTGTCCATCAGAGAAATATCCCGTATCGAAGGGAAAAACTTCAAGACGGTATATGAATCCATAGAAGCGGGGAGAAAAAAGTTTCTGAAATATTATGATAAAACACCCCATCAAAACAGCTCGGTAATGTCCGTATTGTGAAGGCGATAAACCGCCGGATGAATTTCAGAGGAGGTGGCGTGATGAAGCATGCGCTTCAGATCAAGCTCAAGGGTAACGGCAAGTCCGTGCCGCCGCTGAAGTCAATCAAGACTCCGCTGCGTGACGGTGACGAGGAACGCCCCGATGATGATGCTTATGCAGACTGCTATTTCATCAACGCCAACAGTGCTACGAAGCCCGGCGTCGTTGATGCTGACTGCCTGCCGATCCTCGATACCAGCGAGCTTTACTCCGGTATCTACGGTAGAGCTTCTATCAACTTCTACGCTTTCAATACCAACGGAAACAAGGGCATCGCCTGCGGTCTGAACAATCTTCAGAAGCTCCGTGACGGTGAGCCTCTCGGCGGAAAGTCCAGAGCTGAGGACGACTTCGCTGAAGATGACGACGACGATTTTCTCTCCTGATTAACCAATAAATGTCGGGTGGGCGACTGATGGAATACCGTCCGGGTGGGTTTAAGGAAGTGTTACCATGAAAACCATAGAAATTGATCTGGAGACTCGAAGTGACCGTGACATCACCAAGTGCGGTGTATACGCTTACGTCGATTCTCCTTATTTTGCTATTACGCTGATGAGCGTGGCGGTGGATGACGGTGCAGTACAGCTTTATGATCTGGCAAACGGCGACCGTGTACCCGATGATATTCTGGTTGCGCTGGTTGACGAGTCAATCATCAAAAGGGCCTTCAATGTCAACTTTGAACGTGTATGCCTCTCCAGATATCTGCGGGAGGAATATCCGCAGATCTTCCGCAGCTACAGCATTGATGCCGATACCGTCGGTGATTATCTCAGTCCGGTCGGCTGGCAGTGTACCATGATCCATTGCAGAACGCTCGGTCTGCCATCAACGCTTGCCTCCGCCGGTGCTGCTCTGAAGCTGAAGCAACAGAAGATGCCGGAGGGTAAAGCACTCATCAGGTATTTTTGTGTTCCATATAAGACAGAAAACGGTATTCCGCTGTTTCATGCACCTGCCGATGCACCGGAAAAGTGGGAAACCTTCAAGGCATATAACAAACAGGACGTGGAGGCGGAGCTTGCCATTGACCAGCGCCTTTCACGTTTTCCCGTGCCTGATTTCATCTGGGAGCAGTTTTATCTCGATCAAGAGATCAACGATCGTGGCATCCGTGTTGACATGGAACTGGTCGAAGCTGCGCTGACGCTGGATGCACAGGCGAAGGCAACGCTGTCGTCGGAAATGCGCAGGCTTACCGGTATCGAGAATCCGAATTCCGTGTATCAGCTTCTGGAGTGGCTTGGCGAACAGGGATATATGTCGGACTGTCTGGATAAGGCGGCTGTGAAGGAACTGCTCAAGACAGCGAAAGATCCGGTGAAGTCTGTGCTGGAGCTGCGACTAATGTTATCAAAGTCCAGTGTCAAAAAGTATCAGGCGATGCAGACAGCAGCCTGCTCGGATTCCAGAGCGAGAGGAATGTTCAGCTTTTACGGCGCTGCCCGCACGGGACGCTGGGCGGGGCGCATCATCCAGTTACAGAACCTGCCGCAGAATCATATTCCTGACCTGACCGAAGCAAGAAACACTGTCAAGCACGGTTATTATGATGAAGTTGAGATGTTCTATGAGGATGTACCGGATACGCTGTCGCAGCTTATCCGCACAGCTTTCGTTCCCAGACCGGGATACAAGTTCATAGTGGCGGACTTCTCTGCAATCGAAGCGCGTGTTATAGCGTGGATCGCCGGTGAACAGTGGCGAATGGACGCTTTTGCGAACGGCGCGGATATTTACTGTGCATCGGCATCAAAGATGTTCGGCGTTCCGGTTGTCAAGCACGGTGAAAACGGTCACCTTCGACAGAAAGGTAAGGTGGCGGAGCTTGCCTGCGGCTACGGCGGCAGTGTCGGTGCAATGAAGGCAATGGGTGGCGATGCCCTGAACCTTTCCGACGCAGAGCTGAAGCAGATCGTGACTGACTGGCGGGAGGCCTCGCCGAATATCGTGAAGCTCTGGTGGGCGGTCGATGATGCAGTAAAGACTGCTATAAAGGAAAGAACCACCACAGAAACACACGGCCTCAGCTTTAGCTACCAAAGCCGAATGCTTTTTATTACGTTGCCGTCGGGGAGAAGGCTCTGCTATGCTCACCCACAGATCGGTGAGAACCAGTTCGGCGGCGAGTCCATTACCTATATGGGTGTCGGTGCATCAAAGAAGTGGGAGCGAATTGAGAGCTATGGTCCGAAGTTCGTTGAGAACATTGTACAGGGCGTTGCTCGTGATCTGCTTATGTTTTCTATGCAGACTCTTTCTCACTGTTTTATCGTCGGCCATATACACGATGAAATGATTATAGAGTCAGACCGCAGAATGTCACTGCAGGCTGTCTGTGAACAGATGTCAAGAACGCCAGCCTGGGCTGATGGTCTGCTCCTGCGGGCTGACGGTTATGAATGCGAGTTTTACAGAAAGGATTGATATTATGAAATACAGTATTGAATGGTTTTATGCACTTGTCAGTGGAAGACTGGTCAAGCCGGAGAATGTCTTCGTGAAATGCCCACGCTGCGGGAAGCTGTGTAATAAGGGGTGTGACAGGAAGCCTTGCGGCAGGAATGAGGTCGCTCATGGCAAATAAGTATAACAGTGAGGGCTACTACAGCCCTACGGAATATGAAGCATTTACCCGTATCGAGAAGGAGGAGAAGGCGGCGGCTAAGGCTGCAGCCTTTCGTCCTATCGTGTATATTTGTTCCCCTTATTCCGGGGACACGGAGATAAATATATCAAAAGCACGTCGCTACAGCCGTTTTGCCGTTGATAGCCATTGCCTGCCAATAACTCCACATATCTATTTTACGCAGTTTATGGATGATGATATCCCGGAGGAGCGCGATACAGCGATCTTTATGAACTGGGTGCTGATGAGCAAGTGTGCAGAGCTGTGGGTATTTGGTAAGGTGATATCCAAAGGGATGAAGGCAGAAATCGACCGTGCAAAGCGGAAGCATCTGAAAATACGTTATTTTACGGAAGAACTGGAGGAGACAACATGAAGTTTACCCTGTATACTGCCGATTGTACCGGCAACGCCAAAAACACGCTGTATCCGAATCAAAAGGTCATTACCTCGGAGTCGGACCTGAAGAAAGCAGTCGCCTTCGACCATGTATGCGCACTTTATGATAATTATTCCCGCAGCGATGCCAACTTTCAGCTCTCCGATGTTGTGCCAATGGACTGCGATAATGACCACAGCGACGATCCGGAGGAATGGATCACACCTGAAAAGCTCAGTGATATGCTCGGTGATGTTGCTTATTCGATCACATACAGTCGTCATCATATGCTGGCGAAAGGCACTGTGACTGCACGTCCGCGCTTCCATGTATTCTTCCCGACAACGCCCTGCAAGGATGCCGCATTCCATAAGAGCATCAAATCCCGCATCTATAAGGAGCTTCCGTTCTTTGACGGCAATGCACTGGATGCTTCACGCTTTCTGTATGGCTCGAAGGGCGATGTGGTCTGGCATGAAGGCAGCCTGACAATTGAGGACTGGCTCCTTCTTATGAAAACAAACCGCAGCATTCCGCAGGGGCAGCGCAACAGCACTATGTCGCGTATTGCAGGAAAGCTGGTCAAGCGCTTCGGTGTTACTGATGATGCACATGCAAAGTTTATGGAAAAGGCAGCGGAGTGCGAGCCGCCTCTTGATGATGAGGAGCTGGAGGGTATCTGGGCAAGTGCCTGCAAGTTCGGTAAGAAGGTCACATCTCAGGACGGATATGTGCCGCCAGACCAGTACGGCGATAATGTCCTTATACCGGACGATTTCTCCGACGTCGGTGAAGCCCGCACATTCGTAGAGTGCTTCGGCGACGAAATCGCATTTACTATCGCCACGAACTACCTGCGCTATAACGGCACCTACTGGGAGGAGTCTGAGCAGGCGGCGGTAATGGCAATGATCGAACACACGGATGCACAGCTTGCAGAGGCGGACAGGCAGATGGAGGAGAAGCTGGGGAGACTTGAGGACCTCGGTGTATCCCGTGTTCTTGCTATGGCTGGAGGAAAGAAATTCAGAGACAGCCTTAACGATGCACAGCTCTCAGCGGATAATGAGTTTGAATTCTCTAAGGGCTTCCGTAACTTTGTGATGAAGTACCGTCATATACGCAGTCTCAATAATGCGCTTGATGCAGCAAAGCCGCTGGTACTGAAGCACCCGGAGCAGCTTGATGGCGATCCGATGCTGCTGAATACCCCAGGCGGAACGTATAACCTGGCTAAAGGCATTGACAGCTGGCAGGCCACAGATCCAACAGACCTTATAACCAAGGTGACGGCGGTCGTGCCAAATGAGGAAGGTCGCCAGATCTGGGAGGATGCCCTGCAGGTGTTTTTCTGCGGAGACCAGAGCCTTATCGACTATGTGCAGATGATCTGCGGGCTCTGTCTGATTGGAAAAGTATACACGGAAGCGATGATTATCGCATACGGCGATGGCAGGAACGGCAAGTCTACCTTCTGGAATGTCATTTATAAGGTTCTTGGCAGCTATTCCGGCAATATTTCCGCCGATGCACTGACTGTCAACTGCAAGCGTAATGTAAAGCCTGAGATGGCGGAGCTGAAGGGCAAGCGCCTTATAATTGCAGCGGAGCTGCAGGAGGGTATGCGCCTGAACACTTCTGTGGTAAAGCAGCTCTGTTCCACCGATCCCATTTTCGCCGAGAAGAAATTCAAGGCTCCGTTCTCCTTCGAGCCGAGTCATACGCTGGTTCTGTACACGAACCACCTGCCGAAGGTGGCAGCAAGCGATGACGGCACTTGGCGCAGACTGATTGTAATTCCGTTCCATGCAAAGATTCAGGGACAGAACGACAAGAAGAATTATACACAGTACCTGATCGACAATGCAGGCGGTGCGGTTTTGTCGTGGCTTATCGAGGGTGCCATGAAAGTGGTCGCCGCCGATTTTAAGGTAGACCGCCCGCAGTGTGTGTTGGATGCAATCGGAGCCTACCGTGATGGAAATGACTGGCTGGGCTCTTTCATCAATGACTGCTGTGATGTCGACAAGAGCTTTCAGGAGAAATCCGGAGATTTATATAAACGCTATCGCGAGTACTGCATCGATACCGGAGAGTATGTCCGCAGCACGACTGATTTCTATGGGGCATTGGAGCAGGGAGGATTTAAACGTAAGAAAACGAACAAGGGTGTCATCGTGTATGGGCTCCAAATTCGTCTTGAATTTTTGGAATGACCTGCATTTCCATCAATCAAAAACAACGTAAAATCGGGAAAGTGATACTCGGTTAACCTCATATCCCAACCTTACGCAGGCGAGAAAAACATAGAAATTTCTTCCTATGGAAAGGTATGGAAATGACACTCACCGAGCGTCACTTTTTCACGGAAAGGTCGAATCTATGCGAGAAAAATCAATTGAAGAAAAACTGGTCGCTGCCGTGAAAGCTGTCGGCGGTGTCTGCTGGAAGTTCACTTCTCCCGGAACGGCAGGTGTGCCTGATCGCATTGTATTGATGCCGCAGGGGAGAATCGCCTTCGTTGAGGTAAAGGCACCCGGCGAAACACCACGCCCGCTGCAGAGACTTCGAATCAAAACATTACAACGGCTGGGCTTCAAAGCCTTTGTGCTGGACAGCCCACAGCAGATAGGAGGAATAATTGATGCAATACAAACCACATGACTACCAGAAGTTCGCCGTTGACTTCATAGAAACACACCCAGAGGCAGCAGTACTGTTGGAATGTGGACTCGGCAAAACAAGTATAACGCTGACTGCACTGAACGATATGCTGTTCGACCGCTTCGAGGTACAGAAGGTGTTGATAATTGCACCGATACGCGTATGTAAAAATAGCTGGGCAGCAGAGATCGGAAAGTGGGATCACCTGAAGGGACTCACCTACAGTCTGGTTCTTGGCAGCCGTGACCAGCGCCTTGCGGCTCTCCGGAAGGAAGCTGACCTGTATATCATAAACCGCGAGAACGTACAATGGCTTATCGAGGAAAGCGGGATGCCTTTCGACTTCGATATGATTGTTATCGACGAGCTGAGTTCCTTCAAGAACCACCAGTCCAAGCGTTTCAAGGCTCTGCGTAAGGTACGTCCGTTTGTAAAGCGTATCATCGGGCTGACCGGAACGCCCTGCAGTAACGGTCTCATGGATCTGTGGGCGCAGTTCCGTTTGTTGGACAAGGGCGAACGTCTCGGAAAGCGTATCGGGCAGTACCGTGATGCCTACTTCACACCGGACTGGAATGGCTTCACATATACACCGAGGAAGGGAGCGGAGAAGGAGATATATGCAAAGATCGCTGATATCAGCATTTCCATGAAAACAACCGATCACCTGCAGATGCCGGAGCTCGTAATGACAGCAGACAGGGTGAATCTTGAAGATGCCGCTGCGATAACATACAAGGACATGGAGCAGGAGATGTGTCTGGATTTTGCCAGCGATTCCATAACAGCAGCAAATGCAGGTGTCCTGCGCGGAAAGCTGACGCAGCTTGCCAGCGGTGCAGTTTATACCGACGGCGGCAGCGTGATGCAAATACACTCACATAAGCTGGATGCATTAGAGGATCTGATCGAGGCGCAGAACGGCAAACCTGTGCTGATCGCATACTGGTATAAGCACGAACGCGACAGTATCATGGAGCGTTTCGAGTGCAGGGAGATCAGGAGCGATGCCGATATCGCCGACTGGAACAAGGGCAAAATCCCGGTCGCGCTGATTCAGCCTTCCTCCGCAGGCCACGGTCTGAACCTCCAGTCCGGCGGCAGCACCATTATCTGGTACACGATGCCGTGGTCGCTGGAGTTGTATCAGCAGACCAACGCCCGCCTCTGGCGACAGGGGCAGCAGTCCGAAACGGTGGTTATTCACCACCTTGTATCTGCGGGTACGATCGACGAAGATATCATGAAGGTTCTGGAGAATAAGGATAAGACACAATCGGCGATGATGAGTGCCGTGAAAGCGAGGGTGAAGGAATGAAGGAATACTGGGAGCAGGCAGAGCGCCTGCGGAGACGCATAAACCGAAAGATCAATGAGATTCATGTTCTGCGGCAGCGTGCAGAGGGCATGAACGGTACCGGCAGCAATGATATGCCGAGGAGCAGTTCTCCGGATCGCAGCAAAATGGAGGTAACCGTATTCAAGATTATGGCTTTGGAGCAGGAGGTCACTGAAATACAGGCTGAGTACGATGCACTGCTGAATGATATGGAGCAGCGCATTTCTTCTATCGATGATGCAGATGAACGCGATCTCCTGATTAAGCGATATCTGGAATTCAAGACATGGGCCACAATTGCAGCGGAGTTCGGGTACAGTGAGCAGAGCGTTTACAGGCTTCATGCCAGAGCCGTCAAAAAGTTGAGAGTACGTGAGAGTTCGTGATACTTGACTTAAGGCCAGAAGTGTGATAAACTATATAATAGCAGAATATGTAAAAAGCCGTTGTGGGTATCCACAGCGGCTTTCTTTATGCCCGAAGGAGGTGTCGGCGATGCCGAGGAAGGCACTGAAACCGTGCAAGCACCCCGGCTGTCCGAGACTGACCGACGATGCGTACTGCGACGAACACAAGCGCCTGCACCCTGACCGTCCGTCAGCCGCCAAGCGTGGCTACGGCAGCAAGTGGCAGCGAGTCAGCAAGGCGTACCTGCGGAAACACCCGCTGTGCGTGAAGTGTCTGGCGCAGGGCAAGTTCGTGACCGCAACAGTCGTTGACCATATCGTTCCGCACCGAGGTGATCACTACCTGATGTGGAGCGATACAAACTGGCAGGCGCTGTGCAAAGCGTGTCACGATAAGAAAACCGGAACCGAGGACAGCAGACCGGAATACTCCTACTAATTTTCGCTTTCTCCTAAAATGATATGCTTTTTAGGAGAATGGGGAGGGGCTGGGGGGCTGCCCGGTGGGGGGATCGAAATCTCTACGGAGCAGCGATCACAAGACCGGCGCCCCCTCTCACGCACAAAAAGTGCAGTTCAAACACCCGATTAACCCCCTCGAATATTTTACAAGCCGAAATCCTCGTGATTCCGGCATTTTTATAGGCAGGTGATGATATGGCAAAGGACGGTACAAACCGTGGCGGACGCAGAGTCCGTGCAGGCGACAAGCCGAAGCCCCTCGCTGAGAAAATTGCCGCCGGAGAGGATGCCGACATCATCGAATTCACCCCGACCACGCTGGAAGGTGCTGACCTTGATGATGCCGCAGACCTTGTCGGTGAGGATATGCCCTCGCCGAGTGAATACCTCTCGGCACGGCAGAAGGACGGTAAGCCCCTCGGCGCTGATGAAATCTACAAGGAAACATGGATATGGCTGAAGAATCGCGGCTGCGAAAAGCTGGTGAACAAGCGACTGCTCGAAAGCTACTCGCTGGCGTTCGCTCGTTTTATCCAGTGTGAGGACGCGCTCTCGACCTATGGTCTGCTCGGCAAGCACCCGACGACCGGCGGCGTGGTCGCATCTCCGTTTGCATCGCTCAGCCAGTCCTATCAGAAACAGGCAAATCTGCTCTGGTACGAGATTTTCGATATCGTGAAGCAGAACTGCACGACCAAGTTCGACGGCTCTCCGCAGGACGATATGATGGAGCAGCTACTCCGCAGCAGGAAGTGAGGTACACATGAAAGCAAACACAGATACGGCTTTCTGGCGTGATCTGAAAGCCAGCCGACCGAATATGACAAAGCAGCAGTACCGCACGATCAAAGGTCAGGCGGTCAAGGGCAATGTTGCAGATGCCCGCAAAGGCTTACAGCGAATTTTGATGCGGAGGAATGTGAAATGAAAACAACGACAGACTTTCAGCTTGTCAGCACCGACAAGCTCATCCCTTATGTAAATAATGCCCGCACACACTCGCCGGAGCAGATCAAGAAGCTCCGTTCCTCGCTGCGTGAGTTCGGATTCGTCAATCCGGTCATCATCGACCGGGAATATAACGTCATCGCAGGTCACGGCAGACTGATGGCGGCGAAGGAGGAAGGCATCACGGAAGTGCCGTGTGTCTATGTTGACCACCTGACCGACGCACAAAAGAAAGCCTACATCCTTGCAGATAACCGCATGGCAATGGACGCAGGCTGGGACGAGGAACTGCTCGCCGTGGAGATGCAGGAGCTGCAAGACCTCGGCTACGACCTCGCCATGACTGGCTTTGACGAAAAGAACTGGCTGACCTGTTCTCCGATAATACCGACAGTGAGGCAAAGGACGACGATTTTGACCTGACCGCTGCGCTGGAGAAGGCTTCCTTCGTGGAGCGTGGCGACGTCTGGACGGTCGGCAGGCATCGCCTTATGTGCGGCGATGCGACCAGCCCCGATGATGTAAATACACTTATGGGCGATACGAAAGCGAACCTAATTATGACCGATCCGCCCTACGGTGTATCTTTCAAAAGCTCCAGCGGGCTGACGATTCAGAACGACAGCATGAAAAACGAGGAGTTCTATAACTTCCTGCTTGCTGCGTTCCAGTGTATGGCGGCACACCTCGAAAAAGGCGGTGCGGCTTATGTGTTCCACGCAGACACCGAAGGACTGAATTTCCGCCGTGCGTTCGTCGATGCGGGATTCCACCTTGCAGGCTGCTGCATCTGGGTGAAGGACAGCCTTGTGCTGGGACGCTCGGATTATCAGTGGCAGCACGAGCCTGTGCTGTACGGCTTCATGCAGAACGGCAAGCACAAGTGGTATTCCGACCGAAAGCAGACGACCATCTGGAATTTCGACAAGCCGAAGCGCAATGCGAACCACCCGACCAGCAAGCCCCTCGACCTGCTCGGATATCCCATCGGCAACTCCACGCAGGAGAACGCTGTGGTCATCGACACCTTCGGCGGCAGCGGCTCGACGCTCATGGCGTGTGAGCAGATGAACCGCATCTGCTACATGATGGAGCTTGACGAAAAATACGCCTCCGTCATCCTCCGGCGCTACGTTGAGGACACCGGGAATGCCGAAGGCGTGTATGTAATTCGTAACGGACAGCAGATTCCTTATTCCGATCTGGTCAAAGAGGTCGAGACGAAGGAAGGCTGATTTTCAGGTGACGGGGCGCATTGCAGCACGGCATACAGGATGAATTCCTCAATGCTGGGGATTCTTCCTCCGAAAGCCTGCCGGAAGTTCGGGTTGTCTTTGGCGGAAGCAATTGCTGCTTCCATTTCCGTCCGGACTTCTGCAACAGTTGTGTTGTTCTGGGCGGCGACAACTTCAAGAATCTTTTTCATGTTCATAGTAGTTACCTCGCTTTTTCATTTTCGGCAGAGACTGCCGTCTATGCTCTAATAATATCACATCTCGTCGAACTTGGGAAGAGCGAAAAAACAAGAAAAAGCACAAGTTTTGTCGAAAAAAGTCTTTTACCATCGTGTAGCAAATTGTGAACAGACTGATACTAAGTCTGACACAGAAACTATCGGCGTAATATGCACAAATATCGGAAAAACCGCCCCGCACATATTCTCCGTTTTACAGTCTTGCTATCTGTGCGGTTCAGAGTTAATATGTGACTACAATCAAAACCGCAGCAAGCGGTGAAAAACAGGAGGTCACATCATGAATATCAAGTTCAATATCGAAAAGAGCCAGCGAAAGGCACTGGCAATGAAAATCGGCGAGCTTGCAGACATGGATGTCCGCTACTGCGGCGTTCCGAGCTGCGCCTACGAGATCGGGTTCTTTACCCTGAGCAAGGATGCGGTGCTTTCCTTCGCAGACCGCATGGACACCGAGGTCATCGAGAGAGTACTGGACGGGCTGGACAAGGCAGGCTACACTTCCGAGGACGAGCCGGAAGCCCTGACGATTTCGATGCCGCGAGACTTCTTCACGGAGCAGTCGATGAACAATCTGCTCCAGCTCATCGCCAACAAGGAAACGCTCCTGAAACACGCGCTGAACACAGAGAGCCTTGCGGTAAACGAGTGTGAGGAAACGGTCGAGTTCCCGTGGTTCACGGTCGAGAAGGACGGCGACGGCGATGCCTACACTCGCTTCATTACCGCCCTTTGTGAGTTCGCAAAGGACCTCAAGCGCGTGGTCAACAAGCCGGACACCAGTGACAACGAGAAGTACGCATTCCGCTGCTTCCTCCTGCGCCTCGGCATGATCGGCGAAGAGTACAAGCCGGTGCGCAAGGTTCTGCTCCGCAACCTGACCGGAAGCTCCGCCTTCCGTCACGGCAAGCCCGAAGGAGGTGCTGACGATGCGGTTTCCGAATGATGCTGAACTGAAAGCCCTACGGGAGTGCTATCCCGCAGGCACTCGCATCCGCCTGATTCGCATGGCGGACGACATCGCGCCAGTGCCGCCCGGTACGACCGGAACGGTTGCGATTATCGACGACGCAGGCAACATTCATATGAAGTGGGACAATGGCAGAAGCCTTGCGCTGATCGAAGGCGCAGATGAGTTCGAGGTCATCTCCGGCGGCTGATTTTACAGCCTCCGGGGGCGCCGGAAAATGTGAGAACCTATTCCGTCGTACCCCATATTACCACACGATTGCAAGTAAGTCAAGGGTGTATACTACACAATCATCAAGGCTGTATCTTCCTCGATATTCTGTGGTTTTAGCGGCTTGATATATCCTCGGTTTAGAGTTAATATGTGACTACCGAAAGGGAAAACACACCAAAAACCAAACAGGAGGATACCACCATGAACGCAAAGACACAGGCACAGATCAA